TGATGAGTGTTCCCTCGCATCTATGGGCGCCACCACAGGATGTCACACGCCACGACAATGAGCGCCAGCAAGAGCACGACGCGGTAGACTTTTTCTTCAGTGGTCATTTACTTCTCCTTGGTTAAAGCACGCGTTGCCATACTGAAATGATGCGTTGGTTGTCCTTGGCGTCGTCCATCGCATAGGCTTGCGCTTCGCTTGAGCTGTATGCACTGATCTCATGCCAATCACGGGTGACTTCGCCATCACCCTTCGTCTCAACTATCACGATGTACTCATTCATTTCTGCATCTCCTTGAGGTTGTCCTTGATCCATGTCACCAGCATGTGTGCGTCGAGGGCTGCGGCTTTCACGTCCTCGAAGTACTCGGGGTCGTACTGCATCTCGGTGTCCTCCATGTACTTGGTCAGGTCGTTGGCGATGCACATGGTCAGGTTGTGCAGGTGACGCAGTGCGTCGTGGATGTTGTCTGGTCGTTTCATTTGCTTTCTCCTTGTTACGCCCTGCAACCGGCAGGGCAGCGGCTTGCGGACAGGCTGTCCGCGAGTTCTGTTGGTAGCTATTTGATCTGTGAGAGGCGGCTGCGGCTGTCTGTACGCATACCGATGTGCCCCTCTGTTGGCTTCGGCGGGGGGCGCCTGTCCTCTCTGTCTGACAACACATCGGGCGTCGTGTAGTACAGCTTGACCGGGGCAGGTATCGCCCGCCATAGAGCAGCCAGTTCTTGCCTGTGCTCAGGCTTGACGTATGTGCGCCACTCGTACGACTCGGGCATCTCCGCAGCGGTTGACGCCTTGAACGCGATCACCCCTCGCGCAGCCCACAGCACCTCTTGATAGCGTTGGAAAAAATCCACCAGCGGTTGGAAGCGCGGCTTGTCTGTAGGATCGGCAACACCCAGCTTGCGCCGGGCACGAAACGTCTGCACGTTCACGACTTTGCTGAGCGGCTTGATCTGCTCCAAGATGATCGACATCCACGCCATCGCCCGCACTGACTGCCATCGCTTGTGCAAAGCAGCGCTTTTCTTGGCGTTCTTCTCACGATCACGCTTGTCCAATACCGCTTGTGCAGTGACCGGGTCAATGTCGCCGTGCTTGAGCATCCAGCCGATTTGCGTAGGGGTCAGTTCCTCCAACCAGCGCTTGCGCGGTTGGCAGGTTTGGCACAGCTTTGAAGTCGTCTCGTACCTGTGATTGCCTTCGTAGCCCCAAGCCTTGGCTTGTGCGCGGCTGAGCGTGCGCCTGAAAGCGCGTATCGGTTTGATCTCCCGACAGTTGGTGCACAGGCCCGCATCAAAGCCTGCGGCAGGGCGTTCAGCCCACGTTTGTCTATCGTCGATTAACAGGTTGGGCGAGTTGTCCATAAGTGATCCTGATTGTTAATCCGCCTGGAAAATCAAGTGAGGGGCTTGAACGTAGCATCCATGCGGGTTGCGGGGGCAGAGGCTCAAGTCTACTACCTCCAAAACAGAACTACAACACCAAAGGCAAGCGCTTTGTTTGTTTCGCTCGTCTTGGTTGTATGGAGAAAAGACTTTATCTATCTAAAAGCTTTTATATATAGATAGAAGACTTAGTAGAGTAGAGCGCAAACCCGCATGAACACTGGCTTGCGCCCCCTCAAGTGAAATTCCAGCGCGATTAACAGGCTTGATCGGCTTGGTTGGCAACATCTTGCGGACAGTTTGTCCGCGAGTCATCGCTTGATGGTGTAGCAGGCCCGCTTGAGGTCTTCCCAGTCCTCTTGCTTGCGGGCGTTGTCGAGCAGGCGGCGCCGCTCAGCACGTTGACGGCCAAGCTCTTTGAACTCCTCGCGCAGCTCACGCAAGCGCTTGAGATGATGGTCTTTGATGGACTGGTTGTCGTTGGGGAAAAGGTGGGTTTGCTTCATGATTGCTTTCTCCTATTGAGTTGCACTGAGTGATTGAGGATAGGTTGTGGCTATGGGTTGCGCGGTTGTGATTGACAGGATTCGGAACAGCGGCCACCCATCGCAGGTGCGCCGCCCCGAGAAACTCGCGGACAAGTTGTCCGCAATCACTTGCCAAGCTGCGACAAGAAGCTGCGCTTCTGCCCCGCGCTCAAGTCGGCGTAGGCTTTGAGCAGCTTGGCCACTGGGTCAGCCTTGTTGCTGACCTTGGGCTTCTTGGGCGCATCAGCCTTGGGGAAACACGCTGCCAACACCCGGTTGACGGCTCGCTCGGCTGCGCTGTCGCGCTTCGTGTATGTGATGCCGCGCTGACCCTTGCGAAGCCCTGTGCCGGGATACTTGGCGATAGCCCATGCCATTGCGTACGGCTGCGCCTCGCTGCGTGATGCGATGCCAGCACTCAATAGCTGGTCAGCAAAACTCACGGACGAGTTGTCCGCAAGTGTGAACGTAGGTGAAGCGGCAGCAAGCACAGACGGGTTGATGCCAAGCAGTTTGATAGCGTTCATGACTGAATCTCCAAAAGAAAAAGCCCGGCGACTGGCCGGGCAACAGATCGTATGGCTCCCCAAACGATGTCTCTATTGTAACACAGAGGGCTAAATAGGCCCGGTTATTGCTAGGGGTTGATATGGCTCAACCCCACCGTACCCCCACCCACCCTTATTGGCGGCGGGTCGGCGTCGTGACATGAACACTGTTTCGCACCCGCACAGCACAACTCCGTAATAACTATTACTTAAACTTCCCCATCCCCTACAAATTTTATAAAAATTTATAAATACCCTTGTCAAACGCAAGACAAATAAAAAACCCCCCGGCGCGAACCGGGGGGCTGAAAGAGAGCAACAACTCTCAAGGAGAAGCAAACTGGCAACCACTTGCCCATTTGCAAAACCAAGTGTACACTCGCCCGCCAATAGCAACAACACCTGTGTTTTTGCACAGGGCAACGCAAATGTTGGAGCACTTGGTGCATTTTGAGCCGGAGATCACCGCCCGGGACGGATTCGTGAAGCTGGCCGACGCTGCCAGTGCTGACGTATTGGCTGCTCAGGTTGATACGGAGATGTGGTTGCGCTCGCTTGGTGTGGCCACCGACGAAGAAGTTGCACAGGAAGGCGAGAAGGACGCTGCCCGGCAGGCGTTCGGGTTGCTCACCACCACCGCCGATGATGTGGACACCAAGGAAAAGCTCGTCGCGCTCAAGACCCCGGCTGCCGTGAGGCACCTGACGGGTATGCTGACCGCCTATGACTGGGAATTTGTACAGCAGGCCAAGGAAATCCGTGGCTACACCGTCGCCCAGCTCATTGAAGAGACCAAGAACCCCAACGCCAATATCCGTCTGAAGGCGCTTGGACTGCTGGGCAAGGTCACAGAGGTGGGGCTGTTCACAGACAAGATCGAGGTCAAGAAAACGGACTTGACTGAGGAAGAGATCGACAAGAAGCTCAAGGAGAAGTTGGCCAAGTTCATGGGCGTGGCCGACGCCAGCTACACCGACGTGGAAGCAAAGCCACCAACCGATGACGACCAACCCGCCACTGACGCCTGAGCAGGCCAAAGCGCTGCTTATGAACATGAGCAAGCTCTCCCTTGAGGAGAAGCTTGAGGCGCTGGAGTTGCTCAACAAGTCGGACGAACACCGCAAGCGCTCGCTGGCCCGCACGGACATGATCGAGTTCGCCAAGTCGGTGTATCCGGGCTTCAAAGTGGGGCCGCACCACAAAAAACTGGCCAGAATTTTCAGTGATGTGATCAGCGGCAAGAAAAAACGCGTGATCATCAACATCGCGCCACGTATGGGCAAGTCAGAATTCAGCTCGTACCTGTTCCCGGCGTTCTTTCTGGGCAGTTTTCCAGAAAAGAAGGTCATCATGGGCACGCACACGGCGGGTTTGTCTGAAGATTTCGGACGCCGGGTCAGGAACTTGATCGACAGTGACGATTACAAGGAGCTTTTCGGGGGCACCAAGGTGGCTGACGACCAGAAAGCGGCGGGCAAGTGGTCTACCAGCGCGGGTGGTCAGTACTACGCCGCAGGCGTAGGGGGCGCGTTGGCAGGCCGGGGCGCTGATCTATTCGTTATTGACGATCCTCACTCGGAACAGGACGTAAAAGCCAACAGCCGACTGGCTTTTGATACAGCTTGGAGCTGGTTTCAGACCGGCCCACTGCAGCGCTTGATGCCGGGCGGCGCGATCATAATCATCATGACGCGCTGGGGGAAGCTGGACCTGACGGGACGCTTACTGGACTACCAGACCAAGAACCCAGAGTCTGACCCGTGGGAGGTGGTGGAGCTTCCGGCCATCTTGAACGAAGACACGGAAAACGAGAAGTCCCTCTGGCCCGAGCAGTGGCCGCTGGACTCGCTCAAGCAGAAAAAGGCGGCGATGGACCCGCAGTACTGGAACGCCCAGTACATGCAAAACCCCGTCTCAAACAACGCAGCGATCATCAGCCGCAAGCTCTGGCGCATATGGGAAGCGGACGAGCCGCCCAAGTGTGACTATATTATTCAGTCATGGGACACGGCCTTTGAGGCCAAAACCAGCGCCGACTACAGCGCCTGCACCACATGGGGCGTCTTCTACAACGAGGAAGAGAACGACAAGGCGCAGGTGATTCTCTTGGACGCGTTCAAGGACAGGATGCAGTTTCCTGAACTCAAGGCAGTCGCCCTCAAGCACTATAAAGAGTGGCAGCCAGACGCGTTCATCATTGAGAAGAAAGCTGCCGGAGCGCCGCTGATCCAAGAGCTGCGCAAAATGGGCATCCCTGCGCAGGAGACAAACCCCAGCCGGGGCAACGACAAAATCTCTCGGGTCAACGCCATTGCAGACTTGTTTGCGTCGGGCATGGTGTGGGCTCCAGATACTCGCTGGGCGCGGGAAGTCATTGAAGAGGTGGCGTCTTTTCCAAACGGCGACAACGACGACTATGTGGACACCACTTCACAGGCCCTGCTACGATTCAGGCAGGGCGGGTTTATTTCGCTTGAGTCCGACGAGCAGGACGAACCTCGACTTTTCCGTCGCCGTAGCGCGGCGTACTACTGAGAAAGATTCCACACATGGCCACGAATATTGACAAGGCGCTGTTTCAACAGCCACAGGGTATCGCCGCAGCCGCTGAGCAGGAGGAGCCCATTGAGATCGAGATCATTGATCCCGAAGAAGTCAATATTCACGCAGGCGACATGGAGCTGTCCATACGCCCGGACGGCGAGGACGAGGACTCGTTTGGTGCCAACCTTGCCGAAGAGCTGGACGAGGGTGAGTTGACCACGCTGGCCGGTGATCTGGCGCAGGACATTACAAACGACATCGGCTCACGCAGCGAGTGGGAGAAGTCCTACGTGCAGGGGCTCAAGCTGCTGGGTCTGCAGTACGAGGAACGCACGGAGCCGTGGGACGGGGCGTGTGGGGTGTTCCACCCGATGATCACCGAGGCGGTTGTCAGGTTCCAGTCAGAAAGCATCACGGAGACCTTCCCGGCACAGGGCCCGGTCAAGACCAAGATCATTGGCCAGCAGACGCCGCAGAAGGACGAGGCGGCAGACCGGGTGCAGGACGACATGAACTACGAGCTGACCGAGGTCATGCGCGAGTTCCGGCCAGAGCATGAGCGGATGCTGTGGAGTTTGCCAGCCACCGGCTCGGCGTTCAAGAAGGTCTACTACGACCCCAACCTTGGGCGTCAGGTCAGCATGTTCATACCGGCAGAGGACATCATCCTGCCTTATGGGGCGACAGACCTCGACACTTGCTACCGGGTGACGCACGTCCTGCGCAAGACCAAGAGCGAGATCATCAAGCTGCAGCAAGCTGGGTTCTACCGCGACATCGAGCTGCCTGACCCGGACAAGAGCAAAACCGACATCCAGCAGGCCAAAGACAAAGAAACTGGCTTCAGCGACCTGAACGACGACCGCTACACCCTGTACGAGAGCCACGTTGACTTGGTGGTCAAGGGTGACGAGCACACCGAGTGTGACGATGACGGCCAGCCGCTGGGCATCACGCTGCCGTACGTGATGACCATAATGAAGGGCAGCAACGAGGTGCTGGCCTTGCGTAGGAACTGGAAAGAAGACGACAGGCTGTGCCTCAAGCGCCAGCACTTTGTGCATTACCAGTACATCCCCGGCTTTGGCGCGTACGGCTTCGGGCTGTTCCACCTGATCGGCGGCTACGCCAAAAGCGCCACAAGCATCATGCGTCAGTTGGTGGACGCGGGCACACTGTCGAACCTGCCGGGCGGCCTGAAAACCCGTGGTCTGCGGATCAAGGGCGACGACACGCCCATCGCACCGGGTGAGTTCCGGGATGTGGACATTGGCTCCGGGGCGCTGCGCGACAACATCCTGCCGCTGCCCTATAAAGAGCCCAGCGCCGTGCTGGCCGCTCTCATGGACAAGATTGTTGAGGAAGGCCGTCGGTTTGCCGCAACGGCAGATATGAAGGTCAGCGACATGTCGGCGCAGGCCCCTGTGGGCACAACGCTGGCTCTGCTAGAGCGCCAGCTTAAAGTCATGACGGCTGTCTCCGCCCGCCTGCACTTTTCGTTTAAGCAGGAGCTTAAGCTGCTGGCTGGGCTTATTAGGGATTACACGGATGCAGATTACGACTACGACCCGGTTGATGCGCCGCGCAAGGCCAAGAAGGGCGACTACAGCCATGTAGAAATTATCCCCGTCAGTGATCCCAACGCGGCCACCATGAGCCAGCGCGTTGTCCAGTACCAAGCCGTGATCCAGATGGCGCAGATGGCCCCGGACATTTACGACTTGCCCAAGCTGCATCGTGGAATGTTGGAGGTGCTGGGCATCAAGAATGCCGCTGAGCTGGTGCCGCTGGAGGACGATCAGAAACCCAAAGACCCGGTTTCTGAGAATATGGCTGCGCTCAAGGGTGAGCCGCTTAAGGCGTTTATGTACCAAGATCACGAGTCTCACATCAAGGTGCACACTTCCGCCATGCAAGACCCGATCATCATGCAGCTTGTGGGGCAGAACCCCAGAGCCCCGCAGATTCAGGCAGCCATGATGGCCCATATCGCTGAACACGTTGGGTTTGCATATCGCCAAAAGATTGAGCAGCGGCTCGGTATGCCACTGCCGCCGCAGGACGAGAAATTGCCGCCTGAGATTGAGCTGCAGCTCAGCGCCATGATGGCCGAGGCTGCGCAGCAAGTGCTTCAGCAAAGCCAGTCTATGGCAGCGCAGCAGCAAGCCCAGCAGCAGGCGCAAGACCCGCTTGTGCAGATGCAGCAGCAAGAGTTGCAGATTCGCGCCCAAGAAGTGCAGATTAAGATGCAGGAAGCCCAGCTAAAAGAAAAACAAATGGCCATCGAGGCTGCGGCTAAAGCCGACGAGCTGGCGCTCAAGCGCGAAGAACTTACCACCCGTATGCAGCTTGAGGGTACAAAAGTTGCGGCCAAGATGCGCTACGACACTGAGCGGCTGGCTGCGGAGCAGCAACGAGACGGTGCTCGCATGGGCGTTGATATCGCCAAGAGCAGGGAGCAAATGGCCACTCAAAAACAACAGTATCTGGCACAACTTGCCAAAAACAAGGGGAAACCAACTAAATGATCCAAGATTTCGCACGCGTACTGCGCGAGAAGTTACGCACCGACATGAATAACTACGCCGATGACTTGGCAGGCGGAGCATGTCGCAGTTTTGACGAGTACCAAAAACTCTGCGGTGTTATTCAGGGTCTAGCCACCGCAGAGCGTCACCTCCTTGACCTTGCAAAGAAAGTTGAAGAATCCGATGAGTGAAATACTCTTGCCCCCCGGCATTAGTTTGCCGCCCACCATCCAGCCAAAACACGCGCCTGCACCCGAGGCCGCGCCAGAGGAAAAGGCAACGAGTTTGCCCCGACCGACCGGCTGGAAACTGCTGTGTATCGTGCCTGATGTGTCTGAAAAGCTCGACGGCACGGACTTGGACTTGGTTAAACCCACGTCCTTACTCAAACAGGAAGAACACGCGACCACCGTGCTGTTCGTCTTGGATGTCGGCCCCGATGCCTATAAGGATCAATCCAAGTTCCCCAACGGCGCTTGGTGCAAAAAGGGCGATTTCATCTTGGTGCGTACCTATTCCGGCACGCGGTTCAAGATTTTTGGCAAAGAGTTTCGTCTGATCAACGACGATCAGGTGGATGCAGTGGTGCAAGACCCTCGCGGTATTACCCGCGCATAAGGAGCAATCATGGCAAACGAATTCAAGTTTCCGGACGAGAAGGAAGACGATTCCCAGATTGAGATCACGACTTCAGAAAGCGAAGTCGAGATTGATATTGTTGATGACACCCCCGAGCGCGATAGGGGCCGCAGGCCCCTTGACCGGGAGGTAAACGACCCAACCGACGACGAGTTGGATACATACACAGATGGCGTCAAAAAGCGCCTCAAAGAGCTGACCCACGCCCGTCACGACGAGCGCCGTGCCAAAGAGGCACTGGCGCGGGAGAAAGCGGAGCTTGAGCGGTTGGCGCAGGCTATGGTCGACGAGAACAATCGACTCAAGCAGTATGTGCAGTCAGGTACCGAACAGTACATGACGATGGCGCAGCAGGCGGCAGAGGCCAAGCTGGAGAAAGCCCGCCGAGACCTCAAAGCGGCGCAGGAGGCATTTGATACTGACGCAATTATTGCTGCCCAAGAAGCATTGGCTGAAGCCAAGTGGGAATCTCAAAGCGCAAAAAATATGCGCCCACCCACTTTACAACAGCCGCAAGAAGATGTACAAAGGCAACAACCGCAACCTGAAACGGTACGCGCCGACGAGAAAACACTGCGCTGGCAGGCAAAAAACCAGTGGTTCGGCTCCGACGGGTTTGAGGAAATTACCAGCTACGCACTAGGGCTGCATCAAAAACTAGTTGCAAACGGGTATGACCCGCGAACTGATGAATATTTCGAGCAAATAGACGCTCGCGTACATTCCAAGTTCCCAGAGCTTTTTGGGGGCGCGGAAGAAAAGCAACGGTCGCAAGGTTCTTCCACGGCACCGGCTAGAAAACCTGCATCTGTTGTGGCTCCGGCCAGTCGTTCGACTGGCCCAAGAAGGGTTGCGCTTACGCCCACGCAAGCTGCGTTGGTTAAGAAGTTCAATCTTGATCCGCAAAAGTATGCACAGGAAGTTTTGAAACTGGAGGCCCAAAATGGTTGAATCTCAAGATCGCACCGCCCGTGACCTGAAGTCACGCGATAAATCCGCTCGCGCTGTGTATACACCGCCGAGCAACTTGCCTGATCCAACACCTGAGCCGGGGTGGGTTTACCATTGGGTTGGTACTCATATCCTCGGGCAGTCAAATCCCACCAACGTATCTCAGAAGATGCGGGAAGGTTGGGAGCCGGTCAAGGCAACAGACCATCCAGAGCTGATGCTTGTGGGTAATGAGAAAACTGGCAACGTGGAAATTGGCGGCTTGATGCTTTGCAAAATGCCGACCGAGCGTTTCCGCGCTCGCCAAGAGTATTACAACAAACAAGCGCAGGGACAGATGGACTCAGTGGATAACCACTTTTTGCGTAACAACGATCCGCGTATGCCTTTGTTTTCGGAGAAGAAATCCTCCACGACACGGGGTGCCGGGTTTGGTTCTGGTTCAAAGTAACAAGGAGTCCTTAAATGGCAGCAGTAGCATCCCCTTACGGGCTAAAACCCGTAAATCAGTTGGGTGGCACCCCCTATGCCGGTGCAACCCGTACTTATCTCATCGATCCCGCAGGCACTGCCGCTAACATTTACAACGGTTCGCCCGTGTATGTGAATGCAAGCGGTTATTTGGCTGTGGCAACCGCCACTGGCGCTGATGCGACAACCAACGGCTTTCCCACTGGTACCGCTAATACCGGCATCGTGGGTGTGTTTGTTGGCTGCTCGTACTACAACGCTCAAGGGCAGTTGATCTTCTCGCAGTACTACCCAACGGGTACCACTGGCGTGGTTCAAGCGTCAGTTGTTGACGACCCCAACGTTGTGTTCCAAGTCCAGTCCGCTGGCTCGGTGACTCAAGCCGCTGTGGGCGCTAACCTGTTCTTCTCTACCGGCGCTGTGGCAACCGGCAGCACGACCACAGGCAACTCTACGGCTTCTGTCGTGGCAGGTTCCTCGGCTGTGACCACCACTGCGGCTTTCCGTGTTGTCGGGTTCCCCAACGTTCAAGGCTTCTCGGTTGTTGGCGACGCCTTCACCGATGTCTACGTGAAGATCAACCCCGGCTACCACACCTATACCAACGCCGTTGGTCTGTAAGGAGTATTGAAAAATGGCTATTTCACGCGCACAACTGCTCAAAGAGCTGCTCCCCGGCCTAAACGCCCTGTTTGGTATGGAGTACGCCCGCTACGGCGAAGAGCACAAGGAAATCTACGAGACCGAGAAATCGGAGCGTAGCTTTGAAGAGGAAACCAAGCTGGCTGGCTTTTCTGCCGCGCCTGTCAAGAACGAGGGCTCTGCCATCGCTTACGACAACGCGCAGGAAGCGTTCACCGCTCGCTACACCCACGAGACCATTGCTCTGGGCTTCTCGATCACCGAAGAGGCGGTTGAGGACAA